TTGGCAAGCTGCAGGGTTGCGGCGACGTTGGTTGTCGTTGTGACCGCCTCGACTACCTGATGCACTCGATTACCAAGCTTAAATCGGTCACATGGCAAGGCTATTGCCTGGTTTGTTGCTAGGCCGTCTATATCCAACTCTAAGCCGTACTCATTCACTCCGTTAACTCTGGGCGTGCCGGCCCACGATCCCCGCTGTGTGAATCCCTGGTCGCGTATTAAGCTGATGTTTGTGCTTCCACGTAACCTCAACAAGTGCGCTTGCAATTCCATAGCTTCGTGGCGACGTAGAAAATTGTATTTCATTTCTATGTACCACCGCTCGCCGCTGTTCTCGGTGATTTGCTCGACGCCGTTGATGCTGTTTAATTGCATCTCGGTCGGGGTTAAAATATTAAAACCCGACTCACTCGGTATCAACTCCGGGTATAAATAACTGCTAACTGCCATTATGCCGCTCTCCCGCCTAATAATTGCGCTCTGGGGCCGTTGCTAGCCAGGTCTTGTTGTAGCTCCTGGTCGTATTCCTGCAATGCCATTTCTACTGCTTGCCTCACCTTGGCTTCGTCGGCGCCGTTTGGAGCGTCGATCTGGATCGTTGGGGTGAAGTTATACTGGATCACTTTACTTCCCGCGCTTGAGCCGTTCTTGTCGAATGATTCGCGCATGCGATCAAAGTTGTCGCGTTGTCTTGGGTTTAGCACCATTTCATCTTTTCTTAGCATGTAAGTACCTTCGTTTCCTGATGGTACCCGGGCGAGTCCGTCGTGTGCCTGGCCGCTGTAAGCTGAACCTCTGAGGCTCGCTAGTAGGCTTGCGCCCGTGGTAGCCGCTGTGGCCATTGCAGGGATATTGGTTGGGAAGGGTAGAATTGACGCCTGGCTGATTGAGGTCGTTAAGTTCATTATTCCCTGGGCGATTGCGAATCCTTTTTGAACTGCAAACATGACCTTGTAAGCTTTGGACTGTTCGCCACCGAAGGTTTTAGCTAATCCTGCCAGGCCACCGAATAATTGCTGTGCGGAGCCTAGAATGCTGTTGGTCTTTTGCATCTGCAGGGCGGCGACTTGCTCGATGTGCTTTTTGACCTGCCCCTGAATTAATAGCGCACCTTCGGCTTCTCCGATCTGTTCTGCGGCGACGGCTTGGTTGACCATGTCCACTCTGCGCTGTAAATACTCAGACCTGAGTTGTTCTTCGTTCAGGAGGGCTGATCTCAAATCATCCAGTTGGTTTGCTGATATTGCTTTGGGTGCTTCTGCATCCAAGTCGACCTGTTCTCTTGGGCCGCCTACGTCGCCTCTCATTTCCTCGACGCTTTTCTTGTACTTAGCGAGCAATGCATCGGCTTGTGCGGCTCCTGCATCAATGCGGTTTTTGCCGGCTTGCGTTAGTAAGTCAATCGCGGCTAATTCGGCGTCGGCTGATGCTTTGGCGGCGGCGATCCTGGTGTTGGATAATGCGTCCAGGTTTGCTTCCTGTCCTTCAAAGTAAGCGTCTGATTTTGCTAATGCAGCACCCAAATCAAACGGGTCTTCGAATACCTGAAATAAATTTAAAATCTTTTGTGATACTAGCCCTGCGCGCTCGGCTAATTTCTCTAATTCAAGCAAGAATAAATCTTTAAATTTAGTCACGTAAGCGGGTACATAATCGACCAATGAGCGCAAGTGGACGCCCATCTTTTTAATGCCGGCTAGGATCGTGACCGGTGCGTATTTCATCCATTCTCTAAAATCATCTATTGAGACGTTAATAAAATCACGAATGGAACCGAAGCCGGTTTTAGCTTCTTCAGTTGAACTGGTAAAAAATTCTCTTATTCCTGGTAGTCCAAGATGAAAAGCGTCGGTATAGGAGGTTATGTATGCGTCTAACTGGCCGCTTTCCATGCTTGCCGCGAAGTCGTTAAAACTGGCCGCGACGTTTAGTATCCCGCCGGCGAGTGATGCTGTGGCTCCTGATCCCTCGTTGAATACTCCTACAAGTGTCTTGATGCTGTTCATGGCGACCGTAGTTGCCTGGGCTACTGTTGATTCTGTTGTCTCAAATTCTTTTGATATGGCGGCGGCCTGACCGGTCAATGCGGCGATCAATACCTGTGATGTTAGCTTGCCGTCTGCGGCTAATGCTCTTAGTTCGCCGGCTGTCTTGCCAGTTGAATCCTGGAGCGCTTGCATTAATCGTGGGCTTTGCTCTGCCACAGAGTTGAATTCTTCGCCTCTTAGGACTCCGCTGTTTAATGCTTGGCTTAATTGACGAATGGATCCCTCTGTTTCGGCTGTGCTTGCGCCTGATATAACGAAGGTCTTGTTGATGGTGTCAGTGATTTGTAATAGGTCGCCTTGGCTAAGGTTTAAATCTTTGGTGGCCCTGGATAATTTAGAATACAATTCGGTGGTTGCGACGACGCCGACGCGGCTCTCATTTGATATTTCTAACAATGCGCGCCTGGTACCGACCAGATCACCTTCTGCGCCCACTGCTAGGCGTAGTTGGTTGGTCATGTTGGTCATTTGATCTGAGAAGGATATAAATACTGCGCCACCTCCTAAAAGTGCCGCCGCACCGCCTAACCTTCCGATTATGGTCATTAAACCCGATCCGGATTTCTGAGTTTGCTGTCCTTGTGTTTTCTGGGCGGCGCCAAGCGCGACTATCTCGGCTTTCAATGATCTCACTTCTCGGGTAATGCCTTTGTAAACCCGGATCCCGGTTTGACCGCTTTGCTCAAACGCTTGCTTTAGCATTTGGGTCTGTTGCACAACGGCCTGAGTACCGACCCGTTGTTCTTTCGTAAAATTATTTAAACCCTGCTTAACCATGTTGATACTTCTAATGCCAGTGCTTCCCATTCTGGTGACCTGGTCTTGCAGTAGCTTATTGGTTTTTGTCGCCTCTACCGTCGCATCGCGGAGTTCTCGGATTGACTTTTCCGACCGCTCGACTCCTTTCTCAAGGTCGCGGCTGTCGGCTGTCATTTTAACGGCTAGTTTTAATGCCATTTTGAACCCTCGTTTAGTGCGTTAGATGCTGTTCGGCCGATGTGACGCAATTTTTTATAGTCTTCGGTTGTGTATTCCCTGCCACTCATTTGGGCGTCGATTGATATGGCGTTTAAGTCCAGGCCAATGGCGACCGCACCGTTAAATATAAAAAGGTCATCAATATCGAGGAACCATAAAAAAACGGCTTTATTTTCAATTAGCAATACCGGATCTTCTTCGACAATATCCCCCATAAAGCTTTCGATTTGGGCTTCGCTTGCACCGGCCTTTTTCATGTCGTGTGCAAGTTGGCTAAATTGTGTTTTGTTTTGCGGCCCGTTCGCCCAATAACGAACCGCATCTGTTAGTTTTTTACTGCGGGATCACCGATACCGCTTCGGGCTGAGTTGTAAGCTTTCATTAGTGCGTTCTTCACGAATGGGTAGCCGATCAAGTGCTTCAGGTTGGTCTTGTTGAAAGGTATCTCCTGGTCTTTCTCGTCAAGCCATTGAGACCATCCAATTAAAAACCCGTTAATTAGCTCGACGTCCGTGGTCGCTTTGTTTGCTAACTTTTCGAATTCTGAATCTGTGAGGATCTTAAATTTAGCGGTAAGTTCTGATCTCTCAGTCTTACCACCACTCACTGGCTGTTCTACAAATACAGGCCAATCTATTTCTAAATGTTGGACTAATTTAAAGGCCATTTAAGGCTCCTTACTTGGTGGTTAACTTATACGTTCCGATAACTGTGAACGGTATATCCCATGCCATACGGCCATTTCGGTCGTTATAAGTTGGGCGTCCTAGCTGTACTTTCGGGATATTTATTTGTTCAATTCGGCCAACTGTTACGCCGTGGATCAACTCTATTTCGAGTTGTGTTTCTGCTAGGGCGATTGAAATAGGATCGAATACTGAAACGTCCGGGGCTTCGATAAGCATGCGACCTTCGACTGCGTAATCGGTGAGGTATACGGCTTCGTCAACTGTGTTCTCGTCGTAGTTAATCTCGACGTTTTCAGTTAATTCAAACTCGAGCATTTTTCTTTCTACACCGCCAACTGTCAGCGTGGTGTTGATCGCGCCGACTTTGACGGGTTTTTGAAATTGGGTAAAATCAGCGACAGGCAGTGTTGCGTTCGCGGCATGGCCGGCGTATAAGCCCGTTATTTCAAACTCTCGGCGTGGTAATTCACCCACGTTGATGGTTGTGCTAAACGTAGCGCGTGCGCCTGTTACCTTGTGAACGACGCCGTCGAGGTAAACGTAAAATGTAACGTCACGCTCTGTGCCTGGTGCGGGTCTCTCAAACTCAACAAATGACGCGCCTACGGTGGCTTCGAATCCTGCCGCGACCATAATTGGTTGATATGCCGGAATGTCGGTATCTGTACCTGCGCCGGCCATTTCAACATAGCCGCTGATCTTGACATGCGTACCGACCATTGCCACGGATTTATTGCCTAGCAATCCATCGTCTAGCGGTCTGTCTAGGGTATCTCCCTCGATGGGGGTGATTTCCATGTTACTGGTCAAAATAGCGACGGGCGTTCCTGCCTGGATTGCGTCGATGCCATATGCGCCTACGTTGATCGCGGCTGTTAATAATTTAAATCTGGTTAATCTGCTCACTGTTCGCCCCTTAAAAGGTAATCGGTTTTATATTCTTCAAGCCAAAACACGCCGCCGTTTAAAAAGCTCAGTGTCTCGCCTCTTACAAAGTTGATCTCGCTGTATATCTCGGGATCGGGTGACCATCCAGTTAACGCTAGACGGGTGGTATTTTTAAAGTTTGCCAGGCGCTTATTTACATTCGAACCGAGCCGGTCGTTTAGCGATCTAACGGCAATGACAACCGCGAAGCTGTGCGTGATGCTCTGGCTGTGGTACATCGTCATGTCGTTGTCGTCGTTGCTTGTTTCGGCCATGTCCACTAAGAATGCGGTGTCATATTTCACTGCGCCGTTTGCCATGACGACGTCGGGATCGACGGCCGTTAATACCTTTTGAAATAGTATCGAATTATTAAACGTAAGCTGTTTTATGCGTTTTTCTATTTCGTCAAACATCTACTGCGCCTTTTGTTTGCTTCTTAATCTGGTCTTCTATGACTTTGGTGATCATGCTTATCTGCGGTTTGCTAATACCTAAAAATGGCCGGGCAGGGACGTTCTGCTTCTTCGTGTGGGCCTTAACTGCAACGGCTTTTTTGCCGCCTTTAATTGGCTTGCCGAATGCCTGGCTTATAATTCGGGTGTGCGCGGGAATGCTGACCGAGCCTGTCGAGCCGAATTGATGCAATTTTGCGTATTCGATATTCGTCCCAATCTCCAATGTTTCACCGGCCACTTTGGGTATGATGCTTTTTTTCAATATGCGGTTTAACTGCAGTATTTGACCGCCTGGGCGGTAACCTTCTGCTAGCGGTTTCCAGGCTGAACCGTCGGGCGCTTTTGCTTTGTTAAAACGCAGGTCTACATCGATCAATAAACGCTGACCAATGAGTTTTAAAATTTGGTTTGTTGATACCTTTAGCTTATCTAAGCCTTGGAGTACGACGTCGAATTCGTTAGCCATTGGTTAGAATCCGTCTAAACTTTCGCGGGTAAATATCCGATCTGCGCTTTCTTTCGTCGCGTATTTTGCGTTGAGGCTTGTTTCTTCGGTTGCGTTCTCTAGTAATCCTAGCCCTGCTTTACCGGTCACGACTCTTTCAAGCCATGCGATGCGCTTCATGTATCGTTCGGTAACTTCCTCGGTTGATTGGTGCGTATACAGGCGGTACCTGGCGATATCGCAAACCGCAGCAATGAGGATATTCGGCGCGCTAACTAATGGCGTTTTATAACGCTCTGATAGGAAGGTGTCGGCCTCATCACTGGCGTCTAGCAAGGCGGTTATGATTTTATTATCATCGGTAGTTTCTGGCCCGTTACCGGGGGCTATCAATGTTAATTCTTCATTACCGAATCGTGCTACTAGATCGTCTTTGGTTGCGTATGTCATTTCTTACTCGCTGTCTGTGATCGATTGCTCGGTCTCAATTACAACTGCACCGACCGCTACTAGGTCGTCCAGGATCGCTTGGCTCGGTGATACTTCTTCACCGGCTTTGACGAATTTCCCATTGATATGCGCCGGCATCAAAAGCGTATACTTTTGAACCGGTGCATCGTCTTGGTCTACTGCTTTTGCGGGTTTAGTCGCCATTATTGAGCGCCCGTAAACAAGTAACCGGCTTCTTTAGAAACAACGATTTCGTTGATCTGCTCGCCTACTGTTAAGCGTTTACCACCGCGTAAGCCGGCGTCGCCTTGGTCTAGGTTTTTAGTGAAAGAAACCCGTGATCCGTATTCGGCTGTAACCATGAACGTAACGTCGCGCTGTAGCTGTGGGAATGCCTTTACATAATGGAATGCAACGGTGTTGTTCCATAAACGCGATAGGTTTATGTCCTGGCCGGCGTTCGCTACGTTGTAACGGCTTTCACCAACAACGATCTGGTCGATCTCTAAAATATCGAGGATTTCTTGACGGGTTGCGATACCGTCACCAGTTGTGCGGCGAGTGATCTTCGCTAGAATTGATTTATTCATGCGAAGGTTGCGCCAATCTTTGCGGCCTAGAGCCATCACATTTGGGCGTACCATTGGGACTTCTAATGCGTCCAATATGATGTTGACCGCATCTGCGTCGACGCTACTAAACTTATCAACACCGGTTAACGCGGCTTTGTGATTATAGTTTTCGGGATTTTGAACGATATCAGCTACGCGCTTTTCGCGTGATAGTGATACTAATTCAGACAAACCGTATGCCGCGACACCTTCAGGATCGTAACCGGGATTATCTACTGCGCGGTTAATATCCTTTTGCGGGATAACGTCGGATAAAGCGTAATCTACAACAAAGCCGGCCTTGCCGTTTGCTGTGAATTCAACTTCATTACTCTTGGACTTGCGGCCAATTGTAGTGTCTGGAATGTTGAACAATTCCGCTGTAGTAAACTCGGTCCACTCGAATTCTTCTGATGGGACCATAACGCGTGGCGCGATTGTGTCAGCAATAAAGCCGACGTTTGTAAAGCCTAGCGCGATTGCTGTTAGGCGTTTATTGACATTAAATGGAGTCATGATCTATTACCCTTGAATGATCTTGATTGAAATTAGATCGCCGGCGGCATTTGCCGCTGATATAGCGCGACCGATTGTCTCGTCAGTTGAAATAGCCACTTTGGCTAAACCGCCGGCTCCTGCTGTAACCATTGCGCCGACGTTAATTGCCGATGCTGTCTTAACTACAACGATGCCGCTGTGGATTACATCGACCGATTTGCCGGCTAGTACTTCGCCTGGCTCGGCGCTGACGCCAATCAAGGTTTCTGTGCCTGATACTGCTGTAGCGACTGTGGAACCGTCGCCAGTAACTTTTACAATTGCGTAGCGTGGGATAGTCGCGCCGGCAATAAAGGCTGTAATTAGCCCGTTTACGTTCTTCATGTTGTTACTCCGATTTCATAACGTGGTTAGTGGCGACTTGTATGCTTACGCCGTTCTTTTCTGCAAAATCACGCGCTCTAATAGCAATTTGTTGTGCTGTTAGGTCGTCTGTGCTTGGCTCGTTTTCGTCCTGGCTACGTTCTTGAAAATCAAGCGCGTTTTTGCCTTTGGATAGAAAATCAATAAGGGCATCGGCGCTATTTAATTCGCGCTTGTCGTCACCTTCACCGAATTCGATAGTTGCGCCGGTACCTTCCAGTGCTTCTGCGAATGCGATCAATTGTGGGCGCTGTGCCGGTGTTGCTTTGCCGCTTGTGATCAAGGCATCGACCTTGAGCGCAATCTCGGCTTTGCGTGCTGTTGCTTTGGCTTCTTCAAAGCTTGATACCTGGCTTTTAAGGGCTAGGTTCTCGGCGTCCTTGGCGTCGTTGGACGCTTGCAAGGTCGCATTTGCTGCTTGTAATTCTTCTAATGTCACGGTGTTACCCTCGTTGTATAGTGGATTTGATGCTTCGTCGCTCTCGCTCTGTTGCTTGGCTATGTATTCAGCGTTGCGTGCGAGTTCTTCGCTTACATAAGAAGGTATGATCTGGTCTGCATCTTCTTTGCTGAATTTGTCGATAATGAATTCACGCAGTGCTTTGAAGGTGTTAGCGATCATGCTGTGACCTTCGGCCATAGCCCAGTTGTCGCTAAACTCGATCGTTTCTTCGTCGTGTTCTTCAAATTGGATTGGCTCTAATCCTTTTACTGCAGGAGGTTGTGCGCCTAAAAATCCAACATGGCGCAATGAGAGCGCGCCTGGACTTGGGTTGTTGGGTGCGTCTGGCAAGTACCAGGATGCGCTGACTTTCTTGTACAAGCCTTGCTGTACCTGATCTGAAAATTCAGCGTTCACTTGCTTTGGTATGGCGTAAATGTTGCCGTCGCTGTATTCAAGCTTTTCAATCCATCCCCATGCCGGGCCATTTGTCGTTGGGTGGCCGACTACGATTGGCGCTTCATGAATGGAAGGTGCGTAATTGCTGACGGCCGCTTTGAGCATATCTTCGGTAAACTCTAGCTTCGTGCCAGTGCTGTCGGTGTGTGTGCCGGCTTTGAATATATTGATTCTTTTCATTGGGACGCTTTGTTTGAGTAATTGGGTGATTTATAACCCTTGGTCTCAATTCATTAAACCCGTAAAAATTCACAGTCATAAAAAAAGGCCCGTAAAAAGGGCCGTTTGGTTGGGGTTTATTCTGTGGTAATAAATACCTCTTTAAATGCCTTGATTATTTCGTCCTTCTCTTGGCGGGTTAGTACCATGTCTCCAGGTTTCAGGATAAAGGTATTACCTTTGTTTGCTTGGAGTCTTTTCCTTAAGTCCAACTGTGCTTTTAATTGGGTTTGGTTGCTCATGTTTTATCCTGTTAAATTAGCGTAAATACCGGTCAAAACTAGATACTGAACATATCCAACTGCGGCGATAATGAAGAGCAAAACTAAAACTGCTCCTATTTCCCTGGTTGCTAGTGTCTTTCTGTTTCTTGCTCTCATATCGCTTACTCCTTACTGTTTAGAATGGAATGTCTGAGTCAAAATCGAAATCAGGTTCTGACATTATTGGCATCTTCGGGTTGGGTTGTTGGGTGTTTAGTCCGCTTTGCTGTCCCTGGTTGGCATTCTGCGGCGTTGGTTTGCCCATTGGTGTGGGTTTGTATGCACCTTGGTTGCTTTGGCCTCCTTGGTTGTCACCTTTACTTCCTAGCATTTTCATTTCGCGGATCACAAACTGGGTTGTGTATCGGTCGTTACCGTCCTTGTCTTGCCACTTGTTTGTTGTGGATTTACCTTCGACGTAAACTTGGGATCCTTTCTTCAAATATTCGCCGGCGACTTCTGCGAGGCGGTCGAACATTACGCAATTG